TTCGTGCAGCGCGCACTCCACCAGCTGATCGCCCCAACTCCGCACCGGGTCGCCAATCTCCGACGCGCCAACCTCAGCCACACGCACCACGCCATTCGGCACCAGCACGTCCCACGCCCACAGCCAGTCCTCACCGTTCATCGGGTCGCCGATCTCCGCGCCCCGCGTACCGGCACCGGCGGCCAACTCCATGGTCGCCTCGCGGTGCTCGATGATCTGCGCGCCCTCGTAGCCCAGCCCCTCGGCCAGGTCGGTGTAATCCTGCTGGCGCATGCCGCCTCGGCCGACAATTCGCCCGATCAGCGCCACACGGCGATCGGTCAAGCTCTGCTCGGTGGGCGCGCACTCGCTGGGCAGGCTGTAGCTGCGCTCCCACTCGGGAAACAGCGCGTCGGCCTGGCGCGGGTCCGCCTCGGCCAGCAGCTCCAAGGCCCGGCCATCCACCCGCGCGAACTCCTGGGCGGAACCGTCCAGCAGCCGCTGCAGGTTGCTCTCCGGCTCGGTCGGCCAGACCATGCCCGGCGGCAGCAGGCTGAACAGCAGCCCGCGATAGTCGGCGCCCGTCAGCTCTGCACCCATGTCACCCCTCCCCAGATCGGCAGCACGCCCGTGGCGTGGGTCACGTCAGCGGTGGGCGACTGCAGGTCGTAGTCCTCCACGCCAGGCGCCAGGCTGATCGCCGCGCGGATGCGGGAAATCAGCAGGGTGCCGCCCGGCTCGCCCTCGCGCTCCACCAGGTCGGCCAGAGCCTGGGCGGCGGCGCTGCGCACCTCCTCGGTGTCCGGCGTCACGATCAGCTCCGGCGCGAACGCCTGGGTATCCGGCGCCACCACGTACACCTGGGCCTGCACGTTCCGGCGGCCCTTGATGTAGTCCAGCACCGCGTCCAGCAGCTGCTGCGAGGGCAGCGGGCCGTCGCTGGCATCGTCCGCCATGACGCGGATCACCACCGAACCCGGCCCCATACCCCTCGGGTCCTCCCAGGCACGGGTCACGCCCGGCACCTCCAGCGCCCAACCTTCCCAGTCACCCTCGGCCCCGCCGCGCGGCACCCGCGCCCGGCGCAGCAAAATGCGATCACGCCAGCTGCTGTGCGCCTCCAGGTCAGCGCCGCCCCGGATGCCATCGGCACCCACCACGGCCGCCGTAGACACCCCGGACAGCGGCGACACCAGGCGCAGCTCCGCGCCGTCGTCCTGATCACCAGCCAGACCCGCCTCCAGCGCCTCAATGGTCGCCGTGGCAGTCGCGCCGCCGATCACCGCCTCCTCGGTGGTCTCATACTCCTGGCCATCCAGCTGCAGCCGCGTAGCCTCGACGATCACCGCGCCGTCGCTGCCCTCGAACGCCACCTCGCCGGTGGCCTTGGCCGCCTGGCGGCGGGGCACGCCCGCGCTGTGCAGGTGCAGCAGCTCGTCGTCGCAGGTCTCCGGGAACAGCTGACGCTCCAGCCACTGCAGGTAGCCATAAAGCCCGTGCGTCACCCCAGCCTGGCTGGTCGCCAGGGCCTTGGTCAGTCGGGTAGCCAGCGCCGCCTGGGCGCCCGGCAGCCGGGACAGCAGATCCTGATCCACTCGCCCCAAAAGCTCCGGTAGTGAAGGCCGTCTAAACGCCATTTATTCCTCCGTTATGCAGCGTTTCGCCACACATAGTCGTATTGCCGTTCCAGCAGCGAGCGATCGCCGCGCCGAATCACCACCCGCAGGCCCAGGGTGTCGCGCCGCATGTGCCACGCCTCCACCTCCACGGCCTCGGCCACCTCGTCCTCGGTCAGCCAGGCCAGCGCCTCCTCGGCATACACCTGGGCGCGGCGCAGCACCTCGTCCTGCTCCTTTTCCCGGTGCAGCAACCACAGGCGGGAGCCATGCGGCCGGTCGTTGTAGGCGTCCGCCCAGTAGCCCCGCCGGTCGCCGGTGCCATCCGGCAGCCGGTCCTCTTCCAGGGCGCGCCGATCAGTGAACAGCGACAGAATCACCGCCGTTTCCAGTCCCTCGTCGGTCGCCAGGTCGCCGCCCTGGATGTCCAGGTCGAAGCGCTTGGCGCCGGGGTCGAATCTCAATGCAATATCCATCAGCCCATCCCCTGGTTAGGCGCGCCGGTCGTGCCGCCGGAGTCGCCCGGGTGGTTGTGCCCGTTGTAGGTGTCGCGGATGCCCTGCATGGTGCCCTTCGGATCGGCCACGGAAGTCGCCGAAGACAGCGCGTCGGTGAAGGCGCCCGTACCGTTCACCACCAGGTTGCCGTTGATGGTCACGTTGCCGTCGTGGGTCGTGGTCGCCGTGATGTGACAGGTTGGCGCGGTCACCTCCAGGTGTTGCACCGCCTGCACCTGGATCTTGTCGCGCTTGAACACGATCACGTTGCCCAGGTCGTCGTAAATGGCCACCTCGCCCTGGGCCAGCTCCTTCACCCGGTACCGGCGGTCGTCCACCGCCAGCGCCACCAGGTGCGCCCGGGCACCGCCCACAGCCGCCACAATCGCCTCGGCCCCCGGGTGCGGGTGGCTGGTGTAGCCGTACTCCTGGAAGCGCTCGGCCCACGCGGGCTCGCCACCCAGCAGCGACACCTGCACGCCTTGCAGCTTCAGGCTGTCGTCCACCAACTTCAGCACGCCACGGGAAACCAGCAGGCGGATGCGCCGCCACACCGGCCCCATGAGGCGCTGCCAGGTACGTCGTTGATCAGCCATTACATCACCACCCAGCCGGTTGCCTGGTCGCCGCTGCCACCCTCGGCCTGCGGCTCCGGTACCGGCACTGGCTCAAAGGCCGCCGGCGGGGCCACGCGCAGCTCGGCGGTGCGCCCCTCGTTGCTCTCGATCAGCTGCACATCGCTGATCAACATCTGTTCATTCAGCCCCAGGTAAGCGTCCCGCACCTGCGCCAGGTCGCCCGGGCGCCACACGCCCTGTTCATGCCGCCAGGTGCCCACGGTGTAGGTCACGCCTCGGCCTTTGGCCCAGCGCATGCGCGCCTCCAGCTCTGCCCGGGTCTTGCAGTCGGCGGGGTCCGCCGGGGTGTCGCACACGATCAAGGTGGTGCGCGGCTTGCGCACACGCGGGTCGGTCGCTTCGCCCCGGGGGCCGGCGGCGTCCTCGCCGTTCCAGGAATCGGTACCGGGCGTCTGCCCCTCCACGATGTAGGTGTAAAAGCGGTCGCGGTCGCTGAACGCCCCGGAGCCCTTGCGGATATTCCCGCCCAGCTCCAGCGGCGTGCGGATCTCCCGCTGCACCGCGTGCACAATCACCAGACGGCCCTCGGCATCGCTGACAATGCGAGCGCCACGGATCTGCGCCGCCCGCTCGATGGCCTCGGCGATCGGCTGGCCATCCTCCAGGGCAAACTCCCGGAAGGGCTTGTCCGCACCCACCGTGTCGATCACCTCGATGCCGTAGGGCTCGGCCAGGGTGGTCGCGATCTGCAGCAGGGTCTGTCCGTCGAAGCGCTGATCCTTGCCGCTGCAGTCGATCAGGTCCGACGCCTTGCTCCGGCCGCTGGCCGCGATGGTGTGGCTGGTCGCGTCGTAGTCGGGCAGCACCTCGTCCAGGTAGCCGGTCACCACCAGCTCGTCACCCACGTGCACCGTGCAGGCTTCGCCCGGCGTCACCGGGCGCACCAGGCCGGAGTCGGCCCAGCGCTCGGTCAGGGTCAGCTCGAAGCTGTCGGCGATCTGTTCCAGGGACAGGCGAATGCGTACTTCCTGCCAGCCCTGGTGGCGCTGGCTGCCGATCTGCAGCACTACTGGCTCGCGCTTACTCACTCAGCACCTCCAGCGCGATCCCGCCGCGCAGGGCACCGGGGTGGCGGGCGTCGTTGCGCACCGTGATCTCGTCCGCCCGGGTGGCGTCGCCATACAGCCGGTGGGCCACCACCAGCGCCGGCAGTGTCGTCTGCGGCGTATGGCTGATCAGCCCCGGCAGCGCCACTGCCCGGGTGCGCAAGTCCTCGGAAACCGCTGCCCGCAAATCCACCAGCGACGCGTACACGCTGTCGGTGATTGCCTCGTCGGTGGTCATCTGGGCGTCGATCAGCGCCAGGGTGTCGGCGCCGGCCGCCACGGCGTCCTGCCGGCTCATCCAGTCCGTGTCCGCCACCAGGCGCGCCGCCGCCAGGGTCGCCGCCCGGCCGTTCAGTTGCCGGGCCGCGACGGTGTTCTGTGCCCGCTGGATACGCTCGGGCGTGTCCGCCGTCGGCGGGGTCACGCTGTCGCTGCTGGTGCCGGTATCCAGCATCAGCCGGGCCGCACGGGTCGGGGTGCCCGGGGTCAGCAGCACGCGGCCGCCGCCCTCGGTGTCCTTATTGCCCAGGATGGTGCCGCCGCTGTACAGGTCCAGGGCATTTATCGGTCGCAGCACCGCGCCACGCAGGCGGTTGTAGCCGCCCAGCACGATGCCCACCATGTTCATCGGCGCGCGGATCTGCTCGGCCACCTGGTCAGCAATGCCGCCCACCACGTCCTCGATGTCTCGCACCACCGCCGCCAGGTCGCGCTCCACCGCCACCAGCGACCATCCCAGCAGGCCCTCCACGCTCCACTTGTCGGCAAAGTCCTGGCTCAGTTCCTCCTCGAACAGGTCCGCCGCCTGGCGCACCTCGCGCCGGGTGTCCACCGTGGTGGCCGGGTAGGCCTCCTCGCCGCCCTCGGCAAAGGTCACCTGGAAGCTGCACACGCCGCC